TGTATAAACCTCATATCTGCACGATTCCAGTCATCTAGTAATAACACACCACCGGCTTTCTTATCCGCTATCCATTCAGGAGCTGAATAAGACATTCTACTTTTACCTGTAGTTTGGAAGCCTAGCTTATGTTGAGCATCTACTGCAACTTCGTCTACCCATTTACCTATCTTCTTACCTTCTTTTTCTTTCCACATTTGGAACTGCTTAATAGGAAAACCTACTAAGTCACCTAACTCTTCGATCTGAGCCAGATTAAGCTTAACAAAGTCTAGACCGTGTTTAGCTGTCATGTCCATAATACTGGTTGTTTTACCAATACCTGATTCCCCTACTACTTCTATAGCTACAGGCTTTTTACCCTGTGCCTGTAAGTGACGATTGTTTGTTATGATGTGTCCTACAAAATCTTGTAGTTCATCAATGTTTAAATTTACTTCATTCATAATTGTTTTGTTTAATTGATTAGTTTAATTGAATTTTTATACCAGGTAACTCTTCGTTTATCTGGCATTTACTGCTGTGTACCCATAAAGCATTCTTTGGGCAGTTGTCTGGGTTAGGAGCTTCTCCATCCGTTAGGCATATAAACCCTGAGTATTTATTCTTAGGGTCATTGTAATGATCTACTACCGGCTGAAAGTATGTGCCACCTCTACCTTTTATCTCCCAAGACTTCTTAGGATCAAATACAGATACATCTGTTAGCTGAGTGTCAAATTGTGCAACAGTTATAGTGTTGCCAGTTTTATGCATGTGACTTAACTCGTGCATAAACTCTACTAACTCTTCACTGCTAACTGATCCTGAAGTGTCAACACCTACGAGCACGTGATTCTTATGCTTGATCTTTAGGCCCGGATTACCAGAGTAACGTTTGTTATTCTTTCTTCTAAGCTTTTTAGTATAGACTGTAGAAGAGTTGTTAATAAACCTTTTAAGATACTGCTTCCAATTGAACTTAGGAGGCTCTAAAGTAAATAGTCTTTCTATTATCTCCGCTAATTCACCAGGGATAGTACCACATTGCTTCTTGATTTCCTCAGCAGTTTGTTTCATTTGATGCTCATACTGTTTTTGTACTAGCTTCTTCTCTGCTTCAGGTAATTCACTGATCTCTTCCCATTCTTTATGGTCATACTGGCTATTGCCATCCATATCTCCTAGTAATTTCTGCAGTGCTTCATTATCTGAATTACCTTCTTGATCACAAGTATCATTAAGTATATCATAATATACTTTAGTACCCGCTTTCTTTGGTAAATATACACCAGGGAATGAATCTAACTTAAGACCACCTTCTGGTAACATGTGCTCAGCAATATATTGGTTGATTTCTATATCTGCCGCAATATTAAAAAGCTTTTTGTTAGGGTATCTGTCTGACAATATAATATGTCCAAAAGCTATATGTAATAACTCATGTTTTAGTAGGCCGTGTTGATGATCCTCACTAAGGCCCATAAAGAAGTCTGGGTTAATAACTAACCTCATACCTATACCGTGTTTTCCTACACCTGCAGTAGCACAACTCATAGTAAATTGCTTTTGCAATCCTATAAGAAAGATACCGTAGAAAGGCTCTGAAAATATCAATGTCTTTGATATTCTAGAGAGTTGATCTTGATTGTTTCTCATGTTTAATTAATTTAAAATATATACCTTATAGTGTTCCAAGGTATAATTTGGTTATGTAATTCTGTGAATTCTTGTATATACTCAGACTTAAGCCCAAGTTTGTATCGTACATTTTCTCCACCATATTGTGAAATCTTAGCTTCTTGCTTATTAGGAACCCAAAGGTCTTTCTCTGTTGCTGGGTGCGCAAGCATATTAGCTGTGTGTTTTTTAAAATTGTGTGTAAGAAATATAACTTCAGCTTGTACTCTGCTTTTATATTTTCTATCCACAATAGCATCAACACCTTCAAATAATCGTGCATAATCATTTCTCCAAGTGTCTGTGATAATAACTGGAGAGAAGTTTATGTGTACGTCATACCCTGCTTCTATAAAATCATTGATTGCTCTAATTCTATCGATGATCTTAGATGTGTTGGGTTCGTGTATATAAGCCATTTTTTGTGGCATAAGGCTGAATCTTATACGTATTTTACGTTCAGGATCAAAAGACAATAGTTTCTTATTTACAAATTTTGTTGCAAATGATCCCATTGCTATCGGATGATATTTAAAGAAATCAAATATACCTTCCCACTCATGATACTTAGCATGAAGACAAAAATCTTCATTACAACTAATATCATATGTTGTGAATGTAGGATGAGTTTGATTAGGTTTATCTACCGGGGTAAAGAATGCGTGATTGTTTACAGCTGTTAATATATCTCCTGTGTTTGTTGCTACAGTAAGACCTGTTGGTCTATGTCTTTTCATGTAGCAGTAAGAACAGTTATATAAACAGCCATAACCAAAGCTTGGTGTTATAAAGTCTGTGGATCTACCAGAAGGCCTTATAAGCATAGACTTTCGAGTGATCTTTTCTATCATCTCTCGTCTCTTTCTGCTTCTGATCTATCCTCTGCTTTAGCATCAAGCATTTGATTTTTGTATTCATAATCTTCAATAGAACTTTCAAAGAACTCTTCACATTTTTCACATACAAATCCCTCTTCAGGCTCTGCGTGCTCTTTACATTCACTGCAAAGTCCATTTTTTATTTCTGAGTTACAACAAAAACTGCCTCCCTCATCTTGATTGTCTGTGTACTCTTCCCCACAGCATGGGCTTACTAGATTTGCCATAATATAATGTTTAATTGATTAATAAAAAGAAAGGGGAGGCTTAACAGCTCCCCCCCAATCTATAATTGTTTGATAAGTTCTACGACTTCATCTACCTGCTTCTTATTTCTTGGCATAAAAAGCACATAGTTTAAGTTGTTGTTCTTAAGATGCTTCTTAAATAGTTTCCATCTTAATGGAAAAGACTCATTTGCATAGCCTTTAGTTTCAATAATCCACTTGCCATTAGGGTCTACAAAATCCGGTGTATAAGTTATAGATCTAACTTTACTACCTTTGTTATACAACTTCTTTGGCGTACCTTCATAACATGCTTGTGGATATACTAAAGCGTCAAATACAGTAAAAGAATGTTTTTCATAATCGACATCTATGTTAGCTTCTTCTAGAAGTTTATACATTCCTTTTTCTAATAGAGATTGAAATTCTATCCCATTGTATGACGCTTTCTTTGATTTAATCATTGATCGTCCTTTTGATCTTCTTTTCCAGGCCATTAGTCTAGTACATTTACTTGAAACATTCCTTCGTACCCGCGCGCAATGTGATAAATATGCATTTGTCCAACACGTCTAGTGCCAACATAGGCTCTACCTTTGTGCCATTCATCATTACCACATATACTTGGAATATGTCTAACTTTAGTTCCCATGATTTCATCTACTAACTCTTTATGTATGTGTCCTACAAGAGCTTCTCTAAAGATGCACTCGCTCCACATAATAGGTTGTTCAGTAGCCATAAGTAAAGGAATATTATTTCTCTTTACTTTATCTCCATGAAAATTCAAGAACATATTATTCCCATACTGGTAGTACTTTCTCTCATCAAGTGAATTGTCTACTGTAATGTTAGGATTATTAGCGTATCTAGAGTCTAACAATTCTCCAATATAAAACATACGCTCAAAATCATGATTACCTTGTACAATAACAACATCTACTGGAATTTTCTTTGATAACCATGTGATAGCTGTATCCATTAGTTGCCAATAGCCTCTAAAAGATTGTCTCCATCCCATATAATCATCTTGAGGAGTTCCTGCAGTAGTTGCTTTACTCAAACCTTCAGAATTCATACCGTCATTACCTATAGGCATTAATAATCTTTCTATGTTAGATCCTTTTGCTTTCTCCCATAGTTCCATTACCACTTGCATATAGTGTTCTTCTATTGCTTCCGGGCCTTCACCCGTAATCTTTCCATAATGTATGTCCGGTAAGGATAATACACCCAATGAAGGACTTGTTTTAGGTTTGTAAGAATATTTACTAACTTGTGGTGACTTCTTTTTAACTTCTTCTAAAAATGCGTTCTTTTCAGATTCTAACTCATGCCATCCTGTTAAAGGAACAACAGAGTATCTATGATCACCTTTGCTAGTTTGCCAAAATTTTACAGACTTAACGTCTTCTAATTTTAGACCGATCTCTGATAAGTGCATGTTAAAGCCTTTATCATTAATCTCGTTTATATTCTCATTTGTAAATTCTTGCGTGTTTTCTTTGTACTTTTTGTACTCACTAGCCGCTACTTCTTTTTTACATTCAGTAGCTAAATTTAAATCAATGCCTAACTTATCAGCTACCCATTGGTTTCCTTTCTTTAAATAACCTGTCTTAGATCTCAGAAATTCAATTACATCTTGTCTTTTCATGTATTATATGTTTTAAAATGTTAAGTGAACCAACATTTTTTACCAAATCAGAAGGATCTTTTGATTTATATTTGTTTGGAATACATATATTACGTAGATTAAACTTTTCACAGATTTTCCTGGCCATAGTTTGTCCAGGGTTGTTCTCATTATCATAATCATTGTCATAGAGAACAACTAATTCTTCAAATCTATCATGTAGGTCTTTCATTAATTTTTCGTCAGGATTTTGCATTTCGCTTTGAAAAGCGATTGCGCTATAACCTGCAGCGTAGAGACACATAACATCTTTTAAAGAAGAGGTAAGAAACAACTGTTTACCTGTAGCAGGTAGTTGTTTTAGGCCTTGTATATCAGTAGAGGTAGTGTTACTGCTCCATTTATAATCTATTTCTAATGGTGCATAGATTTTGAAGCGTTTGCCTAGTTTAAAGGCGTATGTAACTGATTTGCAACTGAATCTGTTTTGGTTCACCCAGTAATGGCTTATTGGTTCGACGCCAAATCTAACCAATATTTTCTTACTGATAAAGTATTTTGTCCAAAAGTTTTTATCATCTTCCGAAAAAGGCCGCCTTTTCTTCTTTATAATTGTTAATGTTTCTACTATCCTAGGTTGTTTCTGCCTTAAACCCATCATCCCCATAGTGAATAAAGTTTCTTCTTTACGAGAATTTAAATTTAAATTGAAATCGCAATCTATAATTTTTAAAGCTGATATAAAATCACATGTATATTTATACATTACATATCTGAAACAGCTGAACGAATGTTCTGAACACCCAAAATCTTTATACAATAAATTACCTTTCCAAGAAACGATAGATGCAGTTGGTTTTCTATCCTGTCTTAACTCACTACAGAAAGGTTTTCCTAATTGTTTAAAGCTTGGACAATAATACACAAAAATGTCATACTCAGAGATTTCTCTAAGTATGACATCGGTGTGTAAATAATCATCACTGCTTCTAGCTGTTATCACTCTTAATTAGCAAATGGATCAGCTTCTTCTACAAGTTGTCTACCATTCATTGGCTTTTCTGGCATAGTCCAGTCATCATCCTCATTCAAGGCATCTGGAGTTACTAAATCTGCAGTTGGTACGTGCTCTCCCCATTTAAGATCTGCATTAAAGTCTGCGTTAAATGTACCATAATCATCTTTTAACATTTTAACAAACATATCATCTCTTTGTGGCTTGATTCTACCAAATTGCTTATTGTAAATAGTTTGATATTTATCATCTTTAACTCCTACTAGTAATCTAACTTGATTATCTTTTAATACAGAAACAAGAGATTTAACTTCTTTTACATCACCATTAGCTATGTTTTTCATAGTCTCATAAGTTACCTCATCCCCTGCCGCTACATTAGCCCAAGCTTTAGTAAAGAAAATTAAAGTTTCCTCTCCTATATATGCTGGTCTTTCACCTTCTTTTTTCCACCATTCGTATGTTGGTGCATCATCAGACCATGTAGTTTGACCAAATGCATTAATCCATTGCTTTTTACCTGCTTTTGAAACTCTGTGTTCTCCAGATAATAAAATCTCTACTCTAGTTGATAAGTCTTCATTCTTAACCCATAGTACAACTTTATTGTAATCTACGTTGTTAAATGATACTTGATAGTTAGGTTCAGATTTAACTTTAATGTCTAAATCGTGTAATTCCGCCATTGTTGGATTTACTGCGATAACATTAAAATTAGAAATACCTGAGTATACCTTCATTCCTTGTCCTTGTACTGCTTCAGTACTTGCGTTGCTTTTAATTGCCATATCTATTTATTTATTTATTAATTGGTTTATATTGTAAATGAATCGAATTCATTCTCTTCCACTTCTACTTCTACTTCTACTTCTTCTGTACCAGCTTCCATCTCTTGTTCTTCTACTAATTCTAAAGTGTTGTCAAAGCTTGGTATTTCAAGTTCATCATCTGTTCTATTTACCTTGCAAGGGCTTTCAGAATCTGTAGGACTCAGCATATCAGCAATAACTTCATTAGTTTGCTTAATAGAGTTAAGAGCATTTTGAGTGTCTTGTGTAGCTTCTGTTATAGCAGTTTCTAAAGTTACTTCCCCACCTTTATGGTCTATACCTTCTTCAACTCTAGTATGTTCATCCCAGTTAGCTTTAACCTCGTCGTTAGCCTCTTCTATAACTTGTTCTAAAGTTACTTGATTAGGATCTACTTCATCTGTTACATCTTCCATACTAGATGGAAATTGTGTAGACTCTTCTCTTTTACTAAACTGAGGCTCTGATGTATCTACCTTATGTTTATCCTCTATTGCGTCTGATATTAAATCACTTGGAGTAACTATTACTGGATCAGTACCAGTATCGTCTACAAATGTAAAAGAAAGTTTTTTAACGTGGGCAGGTCTTTTGCCTTTTAATTTAGAATGTTTAAAAACTTCATCTAATTCCCATTTTTTTACATTGTACTTTTCGCACATTCCCTTTTTTCCTATTCCATTTGCTAAATCTTTTAGCAACTGAGATACAGAGATGGTCTCTGGAGTTACAATAGCGCTTTCTACGCTAACGTTTGGTCTTGCTTTAATCATTTTTTTTGTCTTTAAATTAATTTTATACATGTTAATCGATAAATATCTCTGACCATTCTAAAGGCATGGTCTTACCTTTTAAGTGCTCACATCTACTACCAGCTACAATATCATCTAAAGAATCAAAACTAACCATAGTTCTATCATCTTCTCTGTATATGTAACCAACTGCATCTGAGTTTGCACAGGTTATCTGCTTAATCTTACCGGTAAGGTCAATATCTTTTACTGCAACCTCTTTACCTTTCTTTTCAAGCATCTTATCCTTTAAGTGTCCAACTAATATGACATGATCTGCTAGTTTGTTCAAGTTATCTATCCATTTTTTATAGGCCATTCTTAAATATAAGTAGCCTGCGCCATTAGGCAGTGATAGAATTGACATACCAGGGTTCTTTTCGTCAAAGTTTTTACCCATAGGAGTTTTCATATAAATTTTCTTACCTTCCGCTTCACACCACTCTTCTAATTTTGAAATAGTGTCAATAGCAATATATTTATAAGGTCTTCCTTTCTTCATAATAGCTTTACCCACTTCTGCAAGCTCAGCTAAATTATTTACTTTTACTTTTAATGCGTCTATCATATCTGATCCATTTTCTAGATCAATTATTAAGCAGTCATCAAGTTGTGCTAATATTGAAGTCTTACCTATTTTAGGCGCTCCATATATTATCATGTTTTTTGGTGATTTACGGCTCGCCTTAACCTTTTCGTTTGGTAGTTCCATGGTTATTTATTTTATTCTTTTTATTTAATAATT